CCACTATAGCTATTGTTAAAAAGTCTTTTCCAATATACGATTTGACTTTTTAGTGGATTGCATATCTCTCCTGTATACAGATATATCTCTCTTAGATTAAAAACATTTGTAGGTAGCTTTATTCTACAGTCTTCTGGAATCTCATAGTCTAAAAGCTCCTTTCTCCAAAACGTATCGAAAGAAAGCTCCTGCATGGCATCCTGAATTCTAGATGTATACCATCCTTCAGAAAATCCCTTATTGTATTCTGGATCATTAACAGTAGTTGATACTTCTGCTAATATATGGTCTACTGATACAAAGTCGTTTGATGTCATTGTTCTTGAGTTTGAGTTTTAGGCAGGTTAACAGCTCTGTTAGCATACATTCTAGTATCTGGATTAGAGTCATCTTCTCCTTCGTTTGTATTCTCTTTAGGCATCATCATGATGTATTTACCTAACTGAAGAACTTGCATTACTAAATCTTGTATAAGCTCGTCAGGCAAAGGTATATTCGCATCTAAATCACAAACATCTCCTGGGTTTAGTGTGGTTTTTATTGCTATCTCCACATCCTCAACTGGAACACACTCTAAACCAAGTAAGTATACTCTGTTTACAGAAACTTTATCAACTTCTTGACCTATCCTGTAAAAGAATGGATTTTTTGCAGATGGCTTAGTATACTCATCCATATACAAGGTCTTTACTGCTCCAACGCTTGTTGGGTGAAAATGAACCTGAGCGAAAGCTGGACCTTCGCATTTGCATGTTTCTACATTGTATGTTATATATACAATCCCCTCGTTATATGGTAAGTCCATAATCTGAGAAGGTAAGTCTATATACTTCCTTCCGTTTGCATCTTCCTGTACTGCTACAGAACTAAATGTAGATGTAAAAAGGTCTGTGTTTGTTAATGCTGTCTGCTGTATTCTAAGCTTATTTGTTACAACTAATACCCAATAAAGTATTTGATTGAATGTAAAGTCAGCATCATCAAATGAGGCATTAAAACTCTTTTGTAAGTCATATACTACGTATCTATAAGTCATACTACAATATACTAATTAATTGTTGAACATCATTTGCAGACACACCGTATATGTTTGTCTGATCACCTTGCTTGTAAGCAATGTAATTTAACGCCTTATCAAATAAAAGTTGAAACACACTATTTGGAAAATTTATGGTATCTGCCAAGGTTGTTATCTCGTCTGGCTTTTTTGTCCAAAATATTGTTATGTCTTTATTTATTAAAAAAGGTCTTACCTCAAGTTCTTGAGTCAAGAATGATGTTCCGTCACCTTGATAGTTTATTGGGTTTAGATATGCGTATTCTTTTAAATCATCACAAAGCTGATCACCATCGTATCCAGCTTCAAATGGATTGTCTCTATTTATTGCCCACTCTTCTATACTAAGTCTCTTGCAAGAGTCGTATGCAGAAACATGGAGAAGATTATTCATAAAATAACTTCTAGTAGTATCTGTAGTTGTTGGAGGAACCTGTCCCTGAATATCAGACGTAGTGGGATTTACATAAACCGCCTGTATTGTCCAAACTTCACTTGGAAAGATGTCTAGAGATACCCTGGAGGTATTACTGGTTTTGAATACCCCAGAGTATGATAATTCTCTAAAAAACTCTTCACCGATTTTGTTTTGGCCATACGCAGAGTTAATTACGGATGTAAGCCACTTCATTGCAGCATTTATAGATGGTATAATATCCAAATCATCTCTATAGTAATCTGAATTCTCTGCATCTAGTGCAAATACCATTTGATCCCTTAACTCTTGCGCTGTAAACATTTCTATCCAATTGTTTTTTCTACGATAGCTCTATCGGTGTTCTTGTCTATTTTAGCAGCCTTTAAACTACCGTAAAGCATTCTATCGTGCTGTTTTATTGCTCTTTTAGCTGTAAGCTCAACAAGTTGTCTTCTCATAGCTTCTGGCTTGTCTGTTATTGCAATACCTTCTGCTTTTGCTCTTTGTATCATTTGCATATCAGAAAGTCTAGAAATAGACTGCTGAGCCTCAATCATTTTTTGAGCCCACATAGAATCAATGTTTAATGCAGATTCCATGTTTTCATAGAATGCTATATTATATTGACTGTGATTTCTAAGGTAATCAACCTCAGCTTTTGACTGAACTTTAACAGATGATACAGAAACAACTTCTGTCTGCTTTCCCTTTTTCCTTTTAGTTCTAATCAATGGCTTGAACTTCACTGCTCCATGTGGAGGCGTTGTAAGCTCTCCCCTCTTCTTATCTCCATGAATAGAGAAATTAAATGAATAAGCAAAGAATACGACAGGTTGATCTAACCAATCGTCTTCCATTTCTTGCATATAAGACTCATCTTCATTTAATTCAACAGGTGAAGAAGATTTAGCTATTTGATTTTTAAACTTGTTTGTAAGTCTTTCCTCTATGTCAGATATCATTTTCTGAACCATAGACAATGGTAGAGACTCTTCTTTAGGTTCGTTTTTAACCTCTTGAGTTTTTGCATTATCCTCATTAGTTACTGTTTCTTCAGTCTTTTGAGTAACGTCTTTATTTACTTTTTTGATTGCCATTTTAATTTGTTTTATTTAATAAAGGGGGAGTTGCCTCCCCCATTAATTTATCTAGATTGATTATGATTGTAAATCTAACCAAGCACAAGCTAGTGGATTGTGGAATTTAACTCCCATGTTACAGTCAACCCATACATCACCGTAACGCTTAGGAATACCATCTTCCAACTTCAACGTATCACCTGAACGCTCACCCCATAATTGAGTTCTCTTGATGTTTTTCATATCAAGGATAACAATTCTGTCAGCGAATGAACCAGGGAATGAAGCAGCATCCTCAAATCTCTTGAATGGTACAAGTACAATTCGAGAAGAACCAAGGTTAACTTCTTTCAAGTTCAACAATGCGATATCGTCATTTGGTTGGTATCGAGTCAATTCTTCTTTGTAAGCCAAAGATAAAGCTCTATGTACTCGTGGAGTCATGAAAGCCATACGTGCTTGACCGTAGTCACCATATTCAGAAGACAATACTATATCTTCGAATGCATCTACCAATGTAGCAGAGTTAGCTAAAGCATTAGGAGAACCAGCTTCCAACATAGATGTAAATACACCACCAGTTGTTTTAGCTACAGTACCATCAGCAGTAACGATTTCTCCTTTTTGTCCTGTCCAGAACGCATTAGAGATATCAATTCTGTGTTGGTTGAACATAGCGTTTCTTTCCATTTCTAGGAAGTTAGCTGTAGTTCCCATGTTTTTCAACTTGTGTAACTCAACTTCTGAGTAACGGATAGCTTTGTTAAACAACTGTACGTAGTTGTTTCTTTCGATAGTTGAAGCTCGGAAGTACTGAGCAAAACCATCAGAACCATCGTGGTCTACAGAAGATACATTAGCCAATACATCATCAGCAGCAACTGCAGGTAGAGTATCACCATTGTAAGGAGAAACAGTAATTGTCAACAAAGAAGTGTCAACAGCTACAACGCTACCTTTCTGACCGTTAGGGTAAGAAATGATTGTGTTAGTTGAAATGTTATCTGTAGAAGTTACAGAAATAGTTTGAGTTGTAGGGAATGAAACACCTCCAGCTGCAGCAGTAGCTACAACAGGCTCACGCTGATAACCCATCTCCTGATAGAAGAATTCATCAGAGTTGATTTGTTCCGCTGGAACCATGTTCATTAATTTTAGGTCCATGAACTGCTGTGGAGCAGAATCAAAGATAGCCCTGTTAGTTAGCTTCTGGATCAACAACGAAATGTCGTGACCGTACAATGAAGCATATTCTGAACCTACGGAGTTATAATCCTGGTTTAGAAATTTTGAATTTGGATCGTTATACAATGCCATTTTTATCGATTTTTAAAGTTTACAAATTTACGCATAAGGGTCCCCTTTAAACAATCCACTCAAATGTCCTATAGCTTTTTGGTTTGCATTTGTCGGTGATGCCGATTTCTGCTTCCTCATGCTCTTTGGACTTGAGTCTACTATTTTTTGGTTCGCCTCTGTTTCGCCTTTTCTCTTAGCGACCTTCTTTACAGACTCCATCATTTTTTTCCCATACATTGCGTAAGCAACAAGTTCTGCTGCATCCTCATTGTACGTTCCATCAGAATTTACAAACAAATCTTCAACCTTCCCCTCGACCAAGATATTCCTAATCTTATTGACTTCGGACTTACTGAAATCAGGATAAGCCTTACTTAGATTTTCCACGGAAACGAGTGCCGTCTTCTTCATATTCTGAAATTCAGAATTTTGTCGATTCAAGTACTCCTCACGCTCATTCTCTAATGCTTTTTTGTCTTCAGCGAACATTCGCTTTGTTGAGTTTGATAAGAACTTTATTCTGCTTTCATACTCCTTATCTGTTAAATCTCCATCCTCATACTCCTCTAACAGATCTTTGTATTCATCACCAAAATAATGCTGAACAAGGCTCTCAGTGTCTTGATCTTTAAAATCACCTGAGAAGTCCAGTCTTCCGTTGTTTGCGCCAAATGCCTGAGAATAATCATCTCCATTGGCCCACATTTGTATTCCAAGTCTAAGCTCGTAAGGCATTGCGTTTAAATCATTTGTCAACGCATCGTATTCCTTTTTCGTTTCAGACCCCTCTTGAGCTTGAGTCCTCCATGTGTCTACAGAGTTAAAAAACTTTCCTGGGTCTTCAACACCAAACTTTGAAGATATAAAATCAACCATCTCATCTGGAACGTCAAAGTCAATATCCATTCTCTTAGACTTTTTAGCACTAGACATAACGCCAAAAATATCATCAATATCATCTTCCTCTGACTCAGACTCTTCCGAGTCTTCACTATCATTTGCATAGCCTTTTTCCTCAAGCTCGTTTAGCAAGTCTTTAAACTCTTTAGAATCTCTAAACTCTTGATTCTTTTCAGCAAAATCAAGAAGCTCCATTATTTGTTCTTCTTCGCCTTCTTCTGAATGCTCTTCTTCTTTTTGTGCTTGACCACTTTCTTCCACGAAAGAGCCCATCAAGTCTTTGTACTCGTCAGAGTTTGCAAAAGATGGATCCATTCCAGCTAATGCTTCAATTTGTCTTAGTTGATCCTGCGCTTCAGGAGCTAACTCTTGCGATTTTTCTTCGCTAGATAAACTCTCTACAGCTGATTCAACTTCTTTTTCAAAGTTATCACTCATATTTATTTATTTTCTCAAAATTAATAATTTATTGCTTTAGTTCATTTTTAATGATGTCTCTTTCTGTCTTAGCGTCTTCTTTCATTGCTATTTTTTCCATTTCTTGCTCGTGAGTGGCATCTTGAACAGCAGCAGCTTGAAGTTGTTGTTGTTGCTGAGCAGCAGCCATTTGATCCACTGCTTGTTCTTGCTGCATCTTGCCTTGAACCATTCCTTGAGTTGAAGCCTGGTCTGCTTTCATTTGAGCCATTAATTTATCTGCGTTAAAGTTTCTTAACTCTTTAGCAACCAATTCTGGTGTAGCTCTATTGAATAGATTAGCGAACACATTATTGTCAATAAGTCCTGCTTGAAGCAATGTAAATAGTAATTGATTAGCAGCATTTCTTCCTTGCTCTGGAGTTTCTGCTCTATCTATAAATATTCTGTAATCTTGAAGAAGATGGTCTTCAGTTATATTTATTCTTTTCATTCCTTCATCTCCAACAATCATCGCTAGTCTTCTTGGATTATCATGGTATATTGCTTTACCAACTGTTGCCATGTGTTGAAATGCTTGTTTTAATATAGATGTTAATGCCCAATAGAACGGCTCCTGAACCAATGACCCTCTTTGTATTTGAGCCTCTATTACTCCTACAAGCATATCAGAACCACCTTGAGTTCCTGTCATAGCCTCGTTCACCCCTGTTACATCTTGTATAGATTGCTGAACAGATTGAATTACTTGGAACATCTGTAAGGTTCCTCCTCCTATGTTTGTTCCATAAGTTCCTATAGCATTCCCAACCGAACCAACTCTATCTGTGTCTACAAATATTGGTTTAGATGAGTTGATGTTTCTTACTATATCTGCTTCTCCATCCCTATCATCAACTGCTGATTTAGAGACAACAGTACCTGTTCCTCTCATGTTTGCCATATGTGATTCAACAACAGACAATGTTCTATTCAAGAATCTCTGTGGATCAATAACATCATCAAGTGGAGTTAAAACCTCTCCTCTGTCATATACCCACGTATAGCACTTGTATGGAAATTTTACATTTGCAGGATTCCCAAGTTCTTTTTCTTGGTAAGGAACTATGCCATGTTCTAACACTATATCCTCAAATCCTATTTCTTCTTTTGGAATCATGATGCAATATCGAAGAACGTCAACATATATTGTATGCTTCTTCTTCTTGCCCATTTCCTTTTTATGCTTTTCTGTTTGAGGCTCTATCAAATCTTTATCCGTATAGTTCGAGTCCTCATCATTAATCATAGTATAGTATGGGTAATCATGCTCATCTTTTACCCAACCATATTCTCTTTTCTCTACATCTTTCCAATAAACCTCATATACAGGAACTTTTCCACCAGGGATTGTGTATACTTCATTTACTATCTTGTGCATAGAGTTTTGACTACTTTTGTTTGAGTAGTTTTCAATAGCCTCTCTTTGTTCTTTTGATAGGTTTTGATACTTCTCGAAAATACTAGGAGAATCCATATAGTACCACTCTCCCATGTATTCAGCATCTGTTAAGTCTGGTTTTTTAGCAGACATGTCCCAAACAAAAAACAATGGATTTACAGACTCAGCCATGTACAACTCTCCAGATTCAAATCCTTTGTATATGCCAAGTCCACACAAAGCAAGGTTTCTTGTTATTTGTGTTTTAAGCTCACTCATGTTTACGTCATTTGCAACGTATTCAAGTAAGTTGTTTATATCTGTTTCGTAATTATCAACGAAAGTATTGATGAATAGCTCTTCTGTTTCTACTGGATCTTCTTCTAGGTTGAACTGTTCTTTTATCGTGTCTCCAAAAAATGGTATAGCATCAGCAAGTTGATGCATGGTTTTTATTTTCTTTAATTCTTGCTCTCTTTGGTTTATAACAAAGTCAGATACACAATTTGCTTTTGCATTGTAAGAAAGCCTAATAGCATTACCAACATATTGCTGCACCATTGGCTTAATAACATTCTTTGTCCACTTCAGTCTGTTTCTTACATCTCCAGATTCGTCTAAGAAGAAAGCTTCGATATCTTCATCAAATATCCATTGTCCATCTTGACCTTTGAAGAATGACCAATTTATTAGGCATTTATTGATGTATCTGCGATATATGTAGTTATTCATTACAGATAAACAGTACTTCGCATATTTTTTGTGGTAGTCTTTGTCTTTTTTGCCCTGGAGTTTGTTTGGGCGAATGTTACCATTATCGAAAATAAAACTCATATCACTTCAGTATATCGTTAATTTTAACTAGAACTTCTTTCTTGGTCTTTTTCTCTTTTGTTTTAGCACCATAAGAAGACTCTAATGTCCTAACCATTTTTGGTAGCTCGTCATAAACTTTTACTACCAAATCAGTGTATTTCTTTTTATCGTCTATGTCCATGGTTTTCATTGTTACTTGATCTATTAGAATCATGTCGTTTAAAACCTCAAACATGTATTGACTCATAAGTTTCGCCCGAAGCCTGTACTCAGGATTAAATGTCTCCATCTTTCTTATCCCAAGAACTATTTCTTGCGGTATATCACCATTGGATATGTCCTCTAGGTCTTTTCTAAGGTAGTACTCTTTACCGTAAGTTAATTCAAGCCCTTTTTTGAGTCTTTCTCCTTTGTTGCTTATACTGTATATTGGACTCGTTCTGTTTCCAACAAACCAGCAAAGTCTTACTTCTTTTGCTTTTAGGTTTTTGAATTCGTCTATTTCTGATAATTCTGGGTAATCTATTCTTAAATCACCCTCTCTTTCCATTCCAAAAATAACGAGCTCAACTTCCTTTTGCTCTTTGTCTGCCATAAAAGTATAAAAAAATAGGGTAGGCACTTTTATACCTACCCTACAAAGATAATTAAATTTTAATTAGACAGCTGGGCAACCTAAGTAGTCAGCAGCAGTTGCAACAGTTGTTGCGTATGATCCATCAAAGATGTCTTCTAGCAATGTAATTGCAGTAGTATCAGTTGAATCAATGTAAATAACAGCTTTAGCTGGCTTAATTACTTGCAATCCGTTAACAATGTTAGTTCTTATTGCTTTTCTGTGACGAAGAACAAATCGGCTGTAAGAAGCTGATCCTAAAGTAGAACCTGGGAAGTACTCTTGAACTTCGCTCAATGTTCCAACTGGCTCAACCCACGCTGTGTCATCAGCAACAGTAGCACCTGCAGGAGCAGTAATAGTCAAAGGACCAAATCCAGCATCATCAGCAGTAATTCGTACAATGTCTCCAGCTACAGCAGCAGCAGAGAAATAAGCATTAACATCTCCGTTGATTCGAGCAACAAAAGCAGCTTGTAATTCAGCAACAGTAGCAGTACCATCTGTAGAAACTAAATAAGTTCTAGCAGTATAAACCGCACCTGTTTCTTGACCTCCTCCAAAGAAGTTAACTGCATATGGAGCAGAAACAGTTAAAGAATAAGTACCGTTGTTAACCATTGTTACAGAAGTTAAATCAACGTCTACAATGTTAGCAGTACCAGCAGCATATGCTTTTTTCTCAAAATCTAAAAAGTCACTAGCTCGAACAACTAAAGCTACGTTTCCAGCTTCGTCTTTTACAGTTAACACACCGTTAGAAAGGTCCGTGTCTCCTGCTACTGGAGTGTCTAGGAATAATGCAGAGTCTGCATCGATTTTTGGTAATTTAAATGAAATAGCCATTTTAATTTGTTTTTGCACCGAGGTTTATAGCCTCCGTGTTAGTTAATAATAAAACACCGTGTCAAAACACAATGCAAATGTAACAATTATTTTTTATGAAAATTTTTCTTTTTGGTGTTATATATATTATTTATAATAAATTTATTTATTATTAATGATATAGATAATAATAGTTTTTCTTTTATAAAGTATAATATTTTTTCTTTTTGTTTCTTTTTCTTTTTTAAAAAAAGTTTTATATATTTGTTTCAGAAATTGGTTCTTATGATTTTTCATTCACACTTAGTCCCCTGCTACCTACCTCCTTTCCAATTTCTATTTGGTAGTGGGGGATCTTTTAAAATATTTAATTATGGATGCATTTAAAGTGATTTGCGTAAACGACAGAAACAAACCAGAAGGTTTCTTTGGAACATGGGTTGAAAAAAACAAAATATATACCGTTATTGATTGTAAAAGACTTGCAAATCATGGCATGCAAATGGGCTACAAACTTGAAGAAGCTCCAATAAATGAGAATTGTAATTACAAGTTTTTCCTTTCAAACAGGTTCAGGCTAGCTGATGACTCTGATTTTGCACAAGAGGCTTTTGATAAGTTAATGGAGGAGGTAGCTGAGGTTTCCTATGTTTGATATCTTTATAGAATTAGACAAGTTTAGAGATATAGTTTTTTACGAGAATACGCATGAGTATTTTTTTGAAGATGAGCAATGTACTTCAGTTACCTCTGTTATAAATAGCTATAAAAAAGAATTTGAGGCCGAGAAGATGGCTTTCTTTTATGGTAAAAAACACAATATGTCTAAAGAAGATGTGCTTGAAATGTGGGAGCAGAAAAAGAATGAAGCAGCAGAAGCTGGAACACATGTACACAAGTATCTTGAAATGGCGATATCGTGCAAGCAGTATGAAGATGCATATATGATTCCTGAGGAGATGGTAAAGCCTTCTATTGAATTTATGTCTATGATAAAAGACAAGTTGATACCTGTTCGATCTGAATTGGTTGTTGGTCATAAGAAGAAGCTTGTTTGTGGTATGATAGATCAGTTGTTCTATAATAAGAAAGCCGATGAGCTTCAGATATGGGATTATAAAACAAATAAAAAGTTTAGAAAAAAGAGCGAATACAAAAATAAAATGATTAATGGCTTAGGTCATTTAGAAGAATGTGAGATGAATACATACTCCTTGCAATTAGGTCTTTATAAAAAGATTATACAAGAAACTACCAACATTAAGCTAGGAGATTCATATATTTGTTGGATAAATAGAGAAAAGGAGAGGCCACAAATGATCAAAACAAAGCCTTTGGAGGAAGAAGTCAATTTAATATGGAATAACTTGGACTGATGAGCACAACTTCTTCGTATTCTAAGAACAAATTAAAAGAAGTTATAAAAAACGGCACTCAACATTTCATCACCAAGTCATATATAAAGGCAGCATTCGATTACGATAGACACATCACAGAGTATCATTTGTATTGGGTAAATAAAAACAAAGGAGTCTTTGAAGATTGCAACAAATACCATTGCATGTCATTTAAAGAAATGAATAAAAGAGAGAAAAAACATTTCATGTCTATATTAGACGATTATCAAAAGTCTCTAGAAAATAAGCACGGCTGTATATGGGAAAACAAACATATAGGCTTTGATAAAAACAAGGTACTAACTAAACAACTAGAAATTACTTTATAATTTTTAAGAGCTTGCCTGTTTTAGCGTCTACTTTGGCGAGTCTCATCCTGTAGTTTGTCTCTTTTGACTGCACGTATCTTGTGACTACATTTGGCTTTGAATCATCCCCTTTTACATTCATGGGTTCATATCGTGCATGTGCCTGAGCATTTATATATGCAAATGTCATAGCAAATATCGTATCATCATAATCATACCTAGTATCTGCTGCCTGATATCTAGTTTGCCTATGGCTTGTAGTGCTTTTTAAATCTTTTTCAACAAATGTCTTTAACTGCTCCCATAGCCACGGCACATCTATCTGTTCTCCGTAGCCATCAATCATCTCTTCTGTCTTTGCTATAATACGTGGAGCTGTGTTGGCCTTGTTTGAAAGCCCAAACCACTTACCTCCATATGTCTGAAAGTAATCTGGTAGCTGTGCATTTGCTGTAAACTTACTTTTAAATCCGTGTACCTCTTGGAAGTCTACATGCATATCTCCGATATTGTTTTCAACAAGTTCTTTTACCCCTCCCTTTTTTTGCTGATCGTAATATAGGCTTTGTAGCAGTACCTGCAGGTAGGTATATTTAAATTTCTTATCCCTATGGAACACTACAGAAGAAACTGTATTTGTAAGCGCATCCCATATTGCACTACACATCATAGAGTGTCCTGTTTCTGAGTTTACGGGGTCAGTTCCTTGATACCACCTATTTTTCCATAGTTCGTCATGTGGTGGGTGGTGTACAATCATTGCTGTTGTGGATATATCTTCTCTACCTGATGTAGGTATCCATCTAGCTCCTGTAATCCTGTATTCTGTAATTAGGTCAGGTGTTGGCTGACTCATATCCATTATTGGATCAAAGAATCCGTATTCTATGGGTGAGTCTTTACCGTATATCTCGTTTAGTCTTCTATTACAAGTGTGTACTGGTATAAGTGTTCTTGACTTTCGAAGGAACATGTCATCGATGGTAATTGGATAATGTTGGTGGAACTGCACTTTGGCAATTTCTCCTTTTCTTGTTCCTTCAAGTGCCAAATAGGCTTTCCGCTCGTTGCTGATGTGGTTGTCGGTAACTCCTCTTCGTGCGTATGCGTTGAAAAATAGTGGTATAATTCCATAGTCATAGTTTTTTTCTTTCCATTGTTTGTTACACATTTTAAATTCTGATTCAAATACAGAACCACCCTTATCCATCTCTCCTCCTGTTCCCCAGGCTATAAACTGCTGCTGCATGGTCATCTTCCCTGTATCTGGATTGTATTTAAATAAGGCAGGTCTACCTTCACGCATCATTTCACCAAATATCTCAAATAGACCAATCTCATCTATGAATACAGCAGATGGTGAGCCACCGTTAATAGCATCTACCTGTGGGCTATCTACCTGGAATCGTGATGCCCCACCTTCATCTCTACCCTTTCTTCCTCCTTTTTTATCAAATGACATAATCTGATCGGTCCAGTTCTTGACTTCCTGAGCCATGTACTCTGGAACCTTTGTATATGTCCACTTAACTTTATCTCGGAATATCTCCACCCCCTTGTCCTTAGAGTGTGTGACAAATTTTATGAAATAAGATTTGTTAAAATTTACTCGTTTCATTCCTGCAAGGCACATTGTCGTTGTAAATCCAATTTGTCGCGCCTTTCCAATCATCATTGAATATCCACAGTCAAATAAATACAGTAAAACTTTCTGTGCTTCCCACGCTTGGTATCGCAACATACCATTTTCGGCCTTATCTTCCTTTATCCAACCGTATTTATTGCAGAAGTAAAGTGTATTGTCATTACACTTTTTTATTTCTTGCGCCAACCAATTGTATTGGTCTTCTTCGTTTTCAAAGTCTGTTATGAGGGTATTGTCTTCAAGCCACTGCATTGCTTGCTTGCAGTATAGCTCAAATGATTTGTATTTTGCTTTATTTTGCCAGCCTGAATTTATGCTGTCTATCCAATCTACGAATTCTTTTGGATATTCAAACTCTGGATGCGATGGATACCAGTCTTCAGTTCGAACACCTCTTACTCTTGTTTCTCCCATAAATTATATAATAAGGGCTACCTTACTGATAGCCCTATCCTTTGTGCGAATCACCTTTCATTAAGCTCCCATCGGGCATCCTATGATACCCTTTTGGAACTTTTTTCTTTTTTATAGCTTTAGCTTTATCGCCAACTCTTTTAAGAAGCTTTGGATCTACGCCTGATTTTTTATCTAGGTAGGCCATTACCTAATTGGCATCTTCTTTGCATACCTCGCCTTTGCACTCTTCACTGAATCAATTATATTATCTGGTGCAAACTTACCTTTTTCTTTTCCGCCTTTTTTACCTTTTTTACCTTTATCCCCTTTATCCATACCGTCTTTCATTTCTTTAAGTTTTTTGATCTTCATCATCATTTTGCTTTTCATAACTATTTATTTTTTATTTTATTCATTTTTTCTGAAGCTTTTTTTGCAGCTTTTCCTAATGCAATTCCTCCTATATATCCTTGAGTCGCTACTTTTCCTGCAGCTTTTCCTGCAGCTTTTCCTATGTAAAGAGGAGTTCCATCTTTATTTATAGGTCCAACTCTGTACTGAGTTTTTACTGGAGCAATTTTTCCTTCACCAGTTTTTAACTTTTTTGCTAAAGCTTTTTTTAACTTTTTAGGCTTGTCCATAACTATTTATTTATTTATTATATTATACCTTTTTTTATTTTTCTTAATTGATTTTTGTAATACCATTTTGTATACCTAGGATTTTTTCCATCTATGTATGTTGGCTGTGAAGCCCTTTTATATAAGATTTGTTGTTCCTCTTCTGAAATTGGGCCATCATAATCGAAAGCTGCTTTCTTTTTTAAATCAGGGGGTAATGGTTTTTTATCAGGGTTTACTATAAGCCGACCCATTCTCTTTTTATTTTTTAGATCTTCAATCTTTTTGCGCTTTTCTTTATTGCGAGCCAACTTAGCCTTAATCTTTTTAATTATGTTATCCCTGTTTTCCATAGGATTAAAGTCTGTAATTCTTGTCCTTTGTATTTTGGTACATTACTTCAAACTTTCCAGTACACTTAGTCATTTCATCTTTAAGTGTATTTGGCGCAGGCTTATTACCTTCTACTCGTGCCTTATCGACATAGCTGCCATTTTTCTTTGGGTTAGATGCCCAGTACTTGTCTTGTTTCATAGAGACAAATATACAAATAATTATATATCTAAATTTGGCTCATACAATTCCTCAAGGTCCTCATTCCTCCTTGGCAGCCTATCAAAACTCTTTGTACAATAAAACATTTTCTTGATCGTTCCCTTATAAAAGAAAGATGGATTCACCATATATATCCTCCTGTTCTTCTCCATCTCAAAACGAATAACATCATTGGCGCACAACTCCGATATGCTCGAAATCACATATCTCATGTTCATGCCAGTGGCCTGCTGCAGATCCCTAAGGCTATAATTCCGTAACACATTCCCATAGTTCATACATTTCACCATTAGCCTAAGTATCTTATTACTAGAGGGTTTGATGTCATTAAGTAAATCTATAGTTTCATTAAAAGATATCATGTACCTCATTTTCCGCCTCTTAAGTAAATTGTCAATTAAGACAGTTACCTCAGCATCATATGGCTCCGCAATAGGAACCAGCTCCCCACTGTAATCCTTGTAATACAACTCTAAGTTTTTTTGATTGTGAGCAATAACCCTATCTGCCTCCAGCAGTATCAAATCATATACAATGTTATTTACTCTTTTTTTTATCAGATCGCTCATTGATTAAATTTTGCACGTTTAACTTTATTTTTTTTAATTGCGCCAGATTCTCCTTGTGGCGAGCGTGCTCATAAAATATCAATCCATTCAATGCTTTAGAAAATTCCCATAAACTTAAATCACCCTTCATCTTATTACAGTCCCCACAAGACGGAACCTTGTTCTTATTACTCAACTTACCACCCCTGCTCTTAGGATATAAATGATCTATAGTTCTAGAGTATTCATCTAAAGTCTTTTTGCAATAAGCACACACATTTAAATCAACACCACTCTTTGTAATCATAGCTAAGCAAAGATATATATTATTTTTCTGCTACCACTAATGTAATACAAAAAGTTACCACAAACGTAAACAAGAAACCTAGGCCCAGTAAGGCTTTCAGAGAAAAATCCTTTATACTGTTTATCTCTAAAGATGCTCATAAAATATCATTGATGCCTTGAAACATTATAAATCTTTGAATGTAATGATAAGATTTGTTGTGTCCGAAAGGATCGGCATGTCCTTATATCCCCATGTCAGAACCCTAACTAGTACTACTATCCCTATACCTTATTTAAACCATTACTTTAAGTAACTCTAGTTAAGTATTGGTGTTCCAGAAAAAAACCATCTCTATTTTTGTGGGTCTCTATTTTTCATCTCTATTTTTGTGGGTAATATACATATACATACGTCCCGTGCGCGTGTAGGGGAAAACGCAAAGTCAATTTCAGTCATGTCTAGTCTATCTAACTATCTTTATTTCAGCCGTTTACATTGGTTACTTAAACCTTTACTTCATGTATAAACTGCCCTTATACACTATCATGTACTAATATAGCTTACTGAAAATCAGTTAGTTAAACTATTTCATAGGAAAATTTACTTTAAATAGATCTATCTAACTTGTTTAAATCCAAGATAATAGCATTATTTACTTAAAGCTTTACTTTAGCTGGAATATGATAAACTATTGACTCTTAATACGTTTATATTTGTTACTTAGGAAAATATACAAAGCTTTTTTAATCCCATTTTTTGGTCATTTGTGCCAACTTTTATTCCGTTTTTTTGGTGCTTTTTTCGTTATTTTTGGGCAATTTCCAGAATTTTATCAATTTTTTTTCGTGTTATAAATCATTGATTATCAGTGAGTTATACATTATTTTAAAATTTTATTTGCATTATTCAAAAAAGTTTTACTATATTTGTTGCAATTCTTGTTCGTTCCTATACTATATAAAGGTTAAAGTATAAAGGGGCGAACTATATATAAAAATTAGATATGAGAAAACGCACACGAAACACGATTCAAAACGTTACAATTGTAACACGTAACGAAGACGGCAATTTAAAACAAGTTCATGAGAACGGATTTACAACGATTCATAAAGGGGGTTTAGTTCAAAAGACTTCTTTAAATATGGATTTGAAATGTAAAACTAACAAAGCCAATAAAGAAATTAGAACGCGTTTAAATATCGAGAATCAAATTAACGGAATTTCAAAACGTGTTGAAATTTCAAAAATGACTAATAAACAAAGACGCAAATATTATGCGCAATTAAATAAGTAATAATTAATAATTTAAATTTAAAAATCATGAAAATTTCTGTAATTTTTAACAATGAAAAACAAAGCTTGACTACTAACTCGCAAAGCTTTAAGAAAAACCAATCAAGCGAATCAATCGCGTATCAATTAACCTACGCAATCGCCGAAGCTAGAGCTTTAATGCTTACCAATGGGGGACGAATGAAAAACGGCTTCAACTTTTCAAGACGTTTTGAAATTCAACTCGATATAGACGGCAAAATTCAAACACTACCTAACAGCGATTTTGTTGATTATTCCAAGACGTTCAGAGCAACGGAGCGCAAAGATAAAAACGGAAACGTGAAGCAAACATCTAAACAATGTTTTGAGAAATGTGCGAACGGAATCTACAAAGACATATTCGTAATCATTGAAAAGTCTTTGAATAGGTCTAAAGGTTTGAGCATTGAGTCAGTAACTGACAACGTAAAGTTTTTGAATTAAGATAGCACACACCAAATAAATTGAGGGGAGTTTTTGCTCCCCTTTTTTTATGGGCGACACTATCACAAATAGATGTAACAAAGGGTACGAAAATGAAAAAGAACACACTTACAAAATTTGTCGTAACGTATGAAAGCAAACGCACGGCAAACAGAACAAGCATAGTAAAGGCAAGTGGACCAATCTCAATAGATCGGTTCGTTCCTATATCAAAGCTTAAGAGAATGTATAAAGACATACATGAAGTAATTTATTTAGAGTTAAAAACAGATGGAGAAGAAATACCTACGCACGTATACACAAGCAAGGTAAATGATTGTCCAAGTAAAAGTAAAGGAGGGAAATAAAATGAAACAATTTATATACCTATTAACGGCAATGATATTAACTATCGTTGCAACATTAATACCAAAAGAAGAAACAGCACTAACGATATTGTGCATAGTATTAATAGGAGTATTTGTAGTTCTCCATACAATAAAGACAACCAAGATACGAAAACAACTAAACGAAATGGAAGATGACAACGTTTAATCTATACAAATACAATGTAGTAGTTCGCTGGAAATACGACAACGAATACGAAACAATAGTACTGCATTCAATACAAGAGTATAAAAGCATTGAAGAGTTATCCTTTATGAACTATAACGGGCAAAGGGTAATACTTGGGTTTGAACTAATCGAGCCAACACTTAGAAAAGTAATAAATGAAAACCATTTAAATTGGAACTAATGTTTATAGAAAGTACAACAGATACGACAAGAAAAGTATTACACAGAGAACTTGTCAATGCCTGGCACAGGATGAACAATGCAAAAGATAGAGGAGATAAGGAAGGAGAGAAGATAGCTCGACATACGTGGGGCGTACTGCATAACATCTGCCGAGACTTAAACATAGAAGCAAGTATAACTAAATTAGAAATCAGCCACGAAGCAGGGGCATAAATTACTATCACGAATGAAACAATATAAGTTTACAGGATTCGCACACGATAAAAGCGTAATTGACTACGCCATAATAAATGCATACAGCTACAAAGAAGCATTGCAACACGCAAGATTCTTCATTGGATTTAGTATAGTAAAAAGTTACACCTTAAAAATGGTAAGATGAAAACAAAACAGTTAATCTACGAAATGCTAACCGAGAACACAGGCAGACATATGCTTGACTCAGGTGGAGCGTATGGTCGCAATTGGGAACGCAACCAGAAGAAAACAATCGAAGACTTTGAGAATGAAGAAGAGGAGACATTTACTTTCGATGGCGATTACATTGAGAGAACGGTATCCGTATTCCATTACCTCAGCCAATTGGAGTTAGACGATATATGCGAAGAGTTCAATAGCTTAAACACCAATCCAGACGATTGGGAAGGAGATATACATGGCAAAGATTCGGTATATGGGGTGAGCAGACAAGCAGCTGAATACTTGAACGAAAACTTCGAGGTAGAGGTAGATAGAACGTGGAACACATACAATGGAGAGTCAGACCTATCTCAAATCTTACAGGGAAGTAACCTAACGATATTTGATGAACACTACATCTTAATTCAGATACATGGAGGATGTGATGCGAGGGGAGGGTACACCGATGCGAAGTTATTTAAGTTACAGGATGAATACTATATCCATGAGTACCTGCAAGAGTTAAAGTATCAAGACGAGATAATTGAGGAGTTGGAGCATTGGGATGAAGATGAAATCATCAAGCACCCATACAAAGACAAAGAGTATAAAGTAAAAGAAGTATTACAAATTCTAAATCAAGAAGCATGACAAAGAAAGAAAGAGCAATCATCATTGATTTCGAAGAAGACCTTTGGACAAGATTTCGGCAGTATGAACAAGAATTAAAAGAACTATTAGAGAAAAAAGAAACGAAAGAAGAACAATTAGAAGCTACTAAATGGCTAGCTAACAACTGTAGAGCTAAATGGGTTGCAGTAAACGATCTAAAGCACAAGCTAAAAGTATACAGGAAATGAGAAAGAAAAGTATAAAAACCAATGAAGACTTAGTAAGGGACTTAATGAATTACTCACCTTACGGAGCACTATGTCAACCATTCATCATACAAGCAATACGAGAGTATGCAAAGGAAGTAGTAGACGATGAAGAAAACCTACTAAAGAAAGAGAAAGAAGACGAATCAAATGGTAGAATATCAATCATATCTACAAGTGCATGGATAGGCATAGCCAAAGATATCATAGAAAGAATGGATAAATTTTACGAAAGATGAGTGAAGAAGAATTAAATCAGTATGCTAATTGGTTGTTACAAGAGTGTAATAGTCCAGTAAGTGAAATAGAATGGTTAGTTTCACAATTGCCACCAAATATTCAGAATGAAATTAGAGATAATGTATTAAAGTTTTTAGACCAAAACAAAGATGAGTAAAATAAAATTACTGAGTCATGGTAGCACCAACTATAAGACTGCCAAGAATCAACACATTACAGAGTCTTACATATTGTACCTTAGCCCATACAAACAAAACAGCTTCGGCAAAAATGTATGTGGCAACGCTACAAAAGGATGCATAGAGTCCTGCTTGTATACTGCAGGTAGGGGCGCATTCTCAAATGTACAAAAGGCTAGGCAAAGAAGGACAGACTTCTTCTTTAGTGACATGCCAGGATTCCTTACACAACTATACAAGGAACTATACCTTATCAATGCAGAGGCAATGCTTGAGAACCGAGCAGTAGCCATACGGCTAAACGGAACGTCTGACCTAGACTTCTTCTCCTTGTTTAACATTAAGGATATTACAACTGATTCACTGTCACGCTTTTCCAACCTCGTGTTCTACGATTACACAAAGAATCTAAAACGTGCGTTAAAATATCTAGGCACGAACTACCATCTCACATTATCAAAGTCAGAATCAAACAAAGAAGAGTGTGTAGAATACCTAAAACAGGGTGGTAATGTGGCAATGGTATTCGATAAAATACCCGATATGTGGTGGGGATATGAAGTAGTAAACGGAGATGAAAGTGATCTACGATATATGGATAGACAAAACGTCATCATAGGATTAAAAGCAAAAGGTAAGGCTAGAAAAGATACCTCAGGATTCGTAATTAAAACATATGAGTAATGGCAAATAATTGTTACAACCATGCAACAGTGTATGGTAAAAAAGAAGTGTTAGACGAGATAGAAGAAAAGTTTAACAAATACACGGACTACGATTACCTAGTCCTTTGGGGAGACATGGTACTCAATAAGGAAGTAGAGAGAAATATTAAAGATGATTACTACTACTATGACACTAGGTGGTGGGACTTTGATATACAAAGATACGATGACAGCATGATGATTTCAGGAGATAGTGCATGGGGTCCACCACTAAAACTACTTCAAGAACTAACAGAAGTATACGATGTAGTAGTAGAAGGAAGCTATGACGAACCAGGCATGGACATAGCAGGTGAGTTCAAGTGTGAGAAAGGAGAAATAGAAGACATCGAAATGACTTGTTGGGAATTGAAATTAAAAGACGATAGACAATATGCAATCGAATGCTTACTAGAAGACCTTGAGTGTTGTGATTGGGAATTCGATACAAAAGACTATCCAGGACTAACAAGTAAAGAGATTGAATACATAGAAGAACAAATAAAAATAAGTAAAGATGAACGACTATAAAGCAGTAGGTCTAGCGGAAGGCTGGATACACACAAACGATGAAGATGAAATAATAGATGCATGGCAGTACTTACATGACACAGGGTTAGCATACAAGCTACAAGGATGGTTCGGAAGGACTGCAAAGAATTTATTAGAACAAGGAATAATAACCAATTAAAAAAATAGATATGTCAAAGTACAAAGAATTAAGATTAAACCCACCAAAACTAAATATAAAGAAAGGTGCAAGAGAAGTGATATTCACAACGATATCAGTTATGTGTGACAACAAGCACACCATAAGTTTTAGAAAGAATGACAACGGTGATTTTAAAATGAGTGGAATGGGATACGCCCTATCTAATTGGCAGTTTGGATATAGAGAGGGTGGAATTGAACCATATCAAATAGAATGGGAAGCAGACAATGAGAATTGGGTTGACGTAATAGATATGATAAACTCAGGAACAGAAGTAATTAAAGAAGTAGTAAGCAGATAAATAAATAGTTATGAACACTAAAGACAAAAACGGATACAAAACAGAATGGTCCGTAAAAATAGGTAAGAGACTAAAAGGAAGAAAGATAGTTAATGTTAGATGGATGGATGACCAAGAAGTAGAGGATATGGGTTGGTATGGATCAGCAGTAGTCATACAACTAGACGATGGGACATTACTGTTTCCTTCTCGAGACGATGAAGGTAACGATGCTGGGTCATTGTTCGGAGCCAAAGGAGATGAATTCTTTGTAGTACCTGTGATATGAAAAGAAAGTATAAGATAAGGTATCACCTCGGAGCAGGTGAGAACTACATGAAGTGGAGAGTTGAAGACACAACCTCCAAAGAAGTAAAGTTTTTAGACACTGAAGACTTTGAAATGTCATTGAAAAATGCTAAATTGTATAACCAAAAAGGAGCAGCAGAGAAGATATACAATGGCTCAAGCAAGACCGTTTGTGCATGGATAATGGCTGAAGAAATATTTCCAAACCCCGACTATATGTTTGTAGCATTCGATAAGATTATATCTTATAATCCACGAGTTGCTCCACACTGGCGAGACCATAACGGTAAGAACGTAGACAAGCAGGAGTTTGAAGAGATATACATAGATAAAAAAGAAATATTCACATTAAAATAAACAACATGGGATTCTTTAGTTGGAAAACAACGGACACAAAAAGAAGCATATGTAATGCGTTTTCAGGTAAGAGAACATTTACAGTTTATATGACATCCTCTGATGGCACAACGTATATAGAGGATAAATATCAAGGATACGGAGAGTTTGATGGTAAAGACTTTCATGTACTACTTGCCGAAATGAATAAAGATATTATAAACAATGTCGATGGCAAGGAACTTAGAGATAAAGGTATAGAATTATATTTTGGAGACTATAAGAATGTAAAGTTTCCATTATTAACTGAAAACAAACCTAAAGAGTATAAGAACATAAAGCCTAAGGATTGTAAGTATCAAGGGTATTTTTATAACTGGTAAATAAACAACATGGGATTTTTTCAAGAAAACTACGAAAGAAAATCAAAAGAGGTTTTCAACATGTCCTATAAAAAACTATCGGACAACCAAAAGAAACAAGTTAAAGATGAGGTACATAAAACATTATCTGATCTACTTAATTTCACAGAACAAGTATTTAAAATAAAGTAACATGAAAGAAGAAATTGAATACTTCATCGGTATGATGGAAAGCGCATACACGTATGGCAACATGGAGAAAGACTCATATGCTTTCAAGAAATACCTTCTTCCGTATAAGGAGAGGCTTGGAGATAGATTGTTCAATGCATTATACGATGCATACTATAAAGAACTTAGAGATAACTATGAAGTGATATATAACGTAGGCACTGATTCAGAAGGAGGAACTTATAATAGTTTAAAAAGAAAGTCATGAAAGAAATGGAATGGTACGATGGTGGCGATGGTGTCACCTATGAAACATGGAAAGACGAAGATGGTGACCTATATCTTGTTCCAATAGAAATTGTCAGAGACTTTGACAATGCAGAAAAAATAGAAAAATTTGCAAGACGTTGCGATGCCACAGGATTTGGCATAAAAAAAGGATACGTAGTAGGTGATGGAGAACTACACTTCTCTGAAATAAAATTCGTAATCAATTGGCTGAGAAGTCGTGGTGGCATGGAAGGTCTATCTGACGAATTCATACTAGAAGAGGCATATAATAACGAGGAGTACTACTATACCGAATGGGAAGAATTAGATGATGACCATCACTACCTTTATGATGGTACATATGTAGAAACAATTTAATAATAACCAATAATTATGAAAACAAAGCTTAAGATTAAATCACAAGATTTTATTGATTGGTATTTCAATAGTAGCTCAGACCAAGAGCAAGAAGATATTAGGATGTCTTTCGGTAAAGAACTAGCAGAAACATTATTCTTAGATGGTAAATACACTATCACTTCTAGAGAAATATTACATCGCGTAAACACAGATGTTATACCTGTAAGGCTAGTAAAAGGATTTGAAGACTCAGATCCTGATTTAGAGATAGGAGATTTAGATATTGGTAATTACGAAATACAATTGATATGAGAATATTAGTAGCATGCGAAGAGAGTCAAGCAATAACAAAAGAGTTAAGACAACTCGGACACGAAGCATACTCATGCGATATACTACCATGTAGTGGTGGGCATCCAGAGTGGCACATCCAAGGAGACGTATTAGAGCAATTAGATAAAGGTTGGGACATGATGATTGCACATCCTCCATGTACGTACTTAGCGGTAAGTGGTGCTAGGTGGATGTATAATAAAGATGGAAGTGTTAATGAAGAAAGACACAAGAACCAACAAGAAGCACTTGACTTCGTTCAGAAGCTCATGGATGCACCAATAGAAAAAATAGCTGTAGAAAATCCTATTAGCGTTATAAGTAGCAGAATCAGAAAACCTGATCAAATAATACAGCCATGGATGTTTGGCGATGAAGCAACCAAGTCAACCTGCTTGTGGCTAAAGAACTTACCACATATACAGCCAACCAAAGTAGTTGGTAAAGGAGAAAAGGTTGTATTCAAGTCAGGCAAATCACATCCTAAATGGTATGCAGACGCATTATCAAAAGCAAAGACTGCTGAGGAAAGAAGAAGTTTAAGAAGCAAGACGTTTCCTGGAATGGCTAAAGCAATAGCAAAACAATTTACACAAAGCATATGAACACATTTCACATTTGCTACCTACTAGGTAGAGACCTTTGCACAGGAGTTAATATTAAAGCAGACACTTATATTAACGCAATAAAAGAATTCAAGCATAATTACTCAGCAGAATCCACAATAGTTTACGTAACAAGATTAAAAGAATACATTGACACTACTTTTTGACATAATAGTATTATTGTTTTTTATTTCCTTGTACATTTTGTCAGTTATATTACTATTTACTGACCATGGACACTTATTTGTAGACCTAATAACAGCATGGTATGTATACTTATTCACACAAGTGTTTTATGCATTAATAGTAGAAAAGATTAATAAATCAAAATAACTAACTTAGTATGGAAATGACAATATTACAATCTCTTCTTGACAAACTACCAAAAGAGTACGTTGATTGTGTTGTAAATAACTTACAAGACATAAGTATTCTTCAAGATAACTCTTTATCACTAGAGGTTGACTTGATGAATCTATTCGACTGGAATGATTCAAGAGAGGGATATGAGTTTTGGGATCAGGTATTCCAATACTTACTCGGGAAAAATGACTTACCCGAACTTCCAATAGAAATTAAATACGAACCATCCATGATTATTGTTGCAGATAGAAATCTATACATGATGAATACAGGAGCAACAGGATTAAACATTAGCTATGAGCTAGGATGGAAAGAGTTTCACAAAGCACCAACAGAAGTAAAAGAAAAAATATTAGGTTGGTTAAATTAATTTTGTATATTTGTAATAATTACGGAAGGAAAAGATATTTATTGGTTAAGATTATCTTCTAGATAGTAGCCCTGGTCATCCTTCCGTACATTAGATCAGGGCTTTTTTATTTTATAGATGTTGTATGCGGTTGAACATCTTAACAAAAACAACCACTCATAGTGAATGCTTATTATAAATTAAAAATCCTGCTCTGTTTAAACGCTTAACAACAGGTACTGCATACCGAAAGGTTCAATAATAAGTAAACCAAAATGCCTAAGTCTATTGACTGAATACATAAGAAAAGGTCGCAGAGGGAAGTTTCACTAGCTGGGTATATCTATAATAACTATAGATTAAATGCTGTAAATTATCTATGCAGTATAAAAGCGTAGCTATAAATAATAATTAATTATGAGAAAATTTATTTTAACAATCGGTTTAAGTATACTATCGTTAAAGGCTAATAGCCAGATAGTTGTAAGAGAAGAAGCAAAAGATAGCGTGGTTTGGTATAGTAAATTAGCTGGCCTTCCAAAGCTTGTTCACTTTTACGGTGAAGAGTATTCTAGTTACACATTGTATTACAAAAACTCTAAGTATCAACACATAACAGATATAAAATACCTATCACTAGGTGACAAAGAATCTGCACAACAGTTTTTTAATATAGTTAAGAAGACAATACAGAATGGCAACAAGATATCACTAGAGATTAATGGAGAGTTATTCATTGTATCAAAATCATTTAACACGGCTTTTGTTTATGGAAGTAGTTCGTCTTTTATGATTAGTAAGAAGCAAATTGAAAATGTATTAAAAGCACTAAACTAATGGAAAAGAAAACAACACTTACAGAAAGAATGATCATGCTCATAGACACGGAGATAGAAAGAGTATTGCTGACTAGCCAACAGACATCTAGTGTATCGGTTTTAGATCTAGAAACAAAAGGCTACCTTCAAGGACTGAATGAAGCCAAGAAGATGATAGGCTATAATGTATATGACATTGAGATACAAAACCTTAAGCACTCTTATGACGAGGGATACTTTCAAGGGGCAGAGCTAACTGAGCAAACGTCAGACGAATTCATAGAAGAATCGTTCAAAACTATAAATAATAATATAATTTTATAAAAAAATTACTTTTAATTAAAATAGTTTTATTAATTTAGCAACATAATAATACAGTTATGAACAATTTTATTGGTATAAAAGACTTATGCAAGCAGAATAGGTACTCAGGTAAGCACCTTCAAGAAGAACTTAAGAAGAGAAATGCTCCTGGATCTTGGGACTCAATACAAAACGTATACAATCTAATGCACGGAACAGTAGCTCCAAAAGATGCATATGTTTTTATTGTGTTGTCTGATATACTATTTGTAGATATCAAGACGATACTACACAGGTATTCAAGTGTAAAACAAAAGAAAGAGAAAGATAATTTTAATTGGTAAATAATATGAATATGAATAATCCGTTAACAAGACCACTAGATATTTCTGAGATTGACTTCAGAATTCAATCTATAAATAATGGTGGCTACGCTACAATACTAGCGTATAAAGATGCTCGTACTGACATGAGCAGATTAGATGAAGCCTTCGGTCCATTTGGATGGCAGAAAGCATACTCAGAAATAAACGGCAACTTATTCTGTGGAGTTGGTATACTTGACAGAGAGAGTGCAGCGTGGGTATGGAAGTGGGATGTAGGAACTGAGTCTAATACAGAGAAAGAAAAAGGCCAGGCTTCCGATGCATTTAAACGTGCATGCTTCAACCTTGGTATTGGTAGAGAACTTTACGAATATCCAGTAATCAGCGTTAAGTTATTTGACAATGAGTATACCAAAGATGGAGGCAGACCAAAGCAAACGTGGAATCTTAAGCTTAGAGAGTGGACATGGTATTCAGAGTTTACTGATGGGAAGATATCTTTTCTAGCAGCCAAAGACGAGAACGGCAAGGTTAGGTTTCAGTGGGGTAAGCTTGCAGAGAAGAAAGAAAAACCTGTTGAAGTAAAAGATGAGGCCAATGTAAAAGGCATATTGAAGAAGAAGAAAGACGAAGAGGACCCAGAAAGAGATGCAGCTATATCAGAATATAAGGCTATCTTTGGTAAGTCTCCTCACGGAAGAATGTCAACAGAGAACATACAGAAAGCTATAGACGAAGAATTATCAAAAGAGTTGTCTGAAGATAAGGAAGATGATTACATAGATTTCTCCATAGAAGAAACAGATAAGAATTCTGAATACAAAGAATACTTAGACAAGATAGAAACATTTGATGATCCAAATGACTTTAGTGAATGGGCAAGAGAAGTGCTAGGAGAGGTCATGGATTCTTGGGATGAGGATATGGTTGATGAATTCAAAGACAAGTGTAACAAGTATTATAAGAAGATAACGTAATGGATATTTTTGAGACAAAGAAAAACAATATAGCAGACGTTGTATTGGCTATGAAAAGTGTTAGCAAAGAGAACATAGACTCAATAGCCCAGCAAGTATGCAAGTCCGTATTAGATGGAAATGAGTATGCGATAACCACATACATTAAAGCAAAAGCCCTAGAAGAAATATCTTCTTCTGTTCAGTCAAAGATAAAGCAATACGCTATTGACGAAGCAGAGACGCACGGAAAGGAGAGCAAGATATTTGGCTGTGGAGTAAGCGTTAAGTCTACCGCCAACAAGTATGACTATTCTAACTGTGAAGAGTGGGTTCAGTTAACCGATCAGATAAAAGAACTTACTGAAAAGAAAAAGGCTTTAGAAAAACAAATGGTATTGGCTATGGGGTATTCTGAAATGGTAGACGAAGATGGCGTTGTTATTACTCCAGCTGTCATGCAGAAAGAGGGGTCAACTACAATAGCAATTAAAATACCTAAGTAATATGTCAGAAGAAATAAAGAATAAAGGGGAGTCTAGTGCTCCCCATTCTGAAGATACTGGAATGCTTATAGTGTCAGTAATTAAAATCTCTGCTTCTTTTGTATACCTAGATGAAGTTATAGACAGTGGAAGGTATTATAAGCATGATTTTAAGAAGAAGGCTAGTCATTGGCTAAACCTTATGGAGAAACATACCAAGCCCCTGCTGTTGTCTTTATCAGAAGAAAACCCTGATACATTAAACAAAATATACAACGTAATAGCAGACTCATTAAATAAGGTACAGGTTGGGGATACTCAGAAGACTTCTTTAATTTGTTTCTATGCTTTTATAAAAAGTGCACTCAGTGATTTAAATAAGATGAAAGAGAACAAAGACTCTTTGTATACGATTTTTATGAGGAAGCCTACAGAAGAATTAATAAAGGTAATAGAGACAAAGTATAAGTTTATATCTGAGATAGTTGACTCCAATGGAGACAATGTGAATTCCTTAATTATATTCTTAGATGGTCTTGGCGAAAAAATATTAAATGTAAAATAATTATCATGAGTTGGGAGAATTGGATAATGAGGAATGATGGTGATGGCCCAATAACAAACTATGACTTTATATTAGATCTGGCTGTGCAAAATTACAAGTTGTCAGAGAAAAGCAGGAAGCAAGAATTAATAGACATGAGACATTGCCTTATAAAATGGTGGAAGAAAAACAAGATGAAGTTTAGAAAATATAACTCTTTTACGGCAGTTGGTAAGTCCATGAATCTTACCCACTGTACTGTGATTCATTACGTAAAACACAGGAAGAAGAGCCATGACTATAAGGAAAATACAAGTTGTATTTATGATTTTTTAACAAGCTAATTATGAAGTTAAAGAACTTAGAAAAAGTTTTAGATGATTTATTTGGTCCATTCGGAGAAGAAAAGGACTTAATAGTAGATGCAGCCATGAAAGACTTAGAGGCTGTAAACAAGGTCGATTCATCATCAAATAAAAACATACTGGACATGTTTAACAAGGTGTTTAACAAGAGGTCTAGAGTTGTAAGCAAGAAGGTAGCTAACAGATATAAAGAGATACTGAAGTACTACGACATGAAAGAAATAAAGCAAGCTATGATAAACGCAAGCAAGGATGACTTTCATATAGAATCAAACTTCAAATATTGCACCCTTGAGTATTTCTCTAGACTAGAACAAATAGATAAATGGACATCAGTAAAAACAAATAAGGAAGAGAAAAATAAATTTATTATGCCAAAATTTAATACTAGGAAATAATATGGACAAAGCAAGACTAAGAGCAGAGCAGCTTATTATAAATGGTCTAGTATCTGAGCCAGCAATAGTTCACGATATAATGAAGAGCATATCTGCTGATATGTTTGAGTATGCTCCACATAAGATAATACTTGAGTCTATATCAAAGATTTACATGGAGCAGGAGCCTGTAAACCTAATCACATGCTACAAGGAGATAAAAAAGGCAAAGTCTATACATAAGCAAAAGGCACTAGAAGACTTAACAAACATTCACACAATGTTCAACTATCTAGAAAAGCAAGACATTGCTAGTGCTCAAGCTTTATTGCTTTCAGAAAGCATAAGAAACGAACACGTAAATCTTGGAGAGAAGATAACCAAGCTGTCTTCTTCTGATAGCTATGACCCTAAAGACGTATTGAATATAATACAGGGCCACATAGTAGACAATAGATTCAAGTCAATACTCAACAAGAAGGAGCAGAGTAACTCAGAACTACTTGTAGAACTTGACGAGAAGATGAAGTTAGCCTCGGAGACGCAAGGGATAAGTGGCATAAAGACAGGGTACAATAGAATAGATTCAATAACATCAGGGATGCAGCCAACGAACCTTATAATAGTAGCAGCTAGACCAGCGATGGGTAAGACACAATTCGCACTAGGAATAATAAAAGCAGCTTCTATTAGAAATACTCACAAAGGATTGTTCATATCTTGTGAGATGGATGAGGTTCAGGTAATGAAAAGAATTGTAAGTGTTGATAGTGATATTCCTGGATACTCGATTAAAAGGGGTCAGCTTCAACGCAATGAAATACTTCGCTACGATCACGCAAAGAAGCGCATATCAGAAGCTTCATTTAAGATTGTTGCAGGTTCTTTTACAATTACAGAAGTTATGTCTATGGTTTATAAGCTTAAATATTCCGAGGGCCTTGACTATGTTGTGATTGATTACATACAGAAAATCACATCTCCAGGAACACAGAATAGAACCAATGAAGTTGGTGATGTTTCAAGAAAGCTTAAAGATATGGCTAACGAACTAAAGATACCTGTAGTTGCCTTGGCTCAATTATCAAGAGCGGTAGAACACCGAAATGATAAGAAGCCAATACTATCTGACTTAAGAGAATCAGGAGATATAGAGCAAGATGCTGACATAGTTATGTTCCTGTATAGGGCAGGATATTACATGGACATTGAAGAAAAGAGAGACAACCCTCTTGCTGACGATGGATATGTGGTTATAGCTAAGCATAGAGATGGAGAACTTGAAGATGTGCATCTGAAGTTTGACTCTAATGTTCCAGCTTGGAAAGACCCAAATCAAAGAGATGAATACGAACCACCTACACAATCAGTGCTAAAACCAAATAAAGAGTTTGATTGGCAAGGCTCACAACCTTTTTAATTATGTATAAAGAGAATCATATAAAGTTTCAGGAGATAGAAAAGAAGTTTGCAGAATCTGTTAAGATATTTTCTAAAGTTGAATACTCAACAAAGGATCAGGATATTTATGAACACTGGGATGTTAAAATGAGCATCAAAGTAGATGTCAAGGCCATGAAGAAAATAAATAGATCAGATGAAGAATCAAACGAAAACATACACTATGTCGAGTTGAAGAACGTACACGGAAATGATGGATGGCTGTATGGTGATGCTGACTATTTTGCTTTTGAGACAGAGGACTATTTCGTTATGGCATCTAAAGTAAAGCTTCAAGAGTTTATAGCTAACAAGTGCAGAAACAAGCAGTTATGTGACTCTCCAGAGTTGTATAAGCTGTATACTAGGAAAGGTAGAATGGATGTTATTACCCTAGTGAAGACCATTGACTTGTTGTACTTGTCAGATAAAATAGTTAAAAAAGATGGAAACTGATTTATTTAAGGATTTTAAGCCTCAACCAAAGATATACGCTGCAGACATTGAAATAGTAGCTATCATCCCAGCTAGAGGCAACAAGACAGAAGAAAGGAAGTTCTATCTTGAAAAGCATCCAGTAGTAATGCATGGGACTGAGATAGCAACAAAGAGGCAACAGGATAAGTTATTTAGATCTATATACGAAAGTAAAATTAAAAAGTCTGATTTTGATAAAATAAAGTTTAAGATTTTAAGTATAAAGAACATCAAGTTTCTATCTAGAATCATGTATAAATTCGACTATAATCAGCACTAAACTATAAACAAAAAACACTATATTTACAATAAATTAATTCAAATGGAGAGACAAATACTACAAGTTGTTAGTTTTCAGGAGGCATTCGGAATTAAGACACCAACAGAGCCTGGTATGCTAAGCAAGAAAAGAACTATTCTAAGACAAAAGCTTCTAGAAGAGGAAGTAAAAGAACTTAGGGAAGCCAAGAATATATTAGAGGTATCAGATGCGCTATGTGACATAACGTACATAGTTCTAGGAACTGTTCAAGAGTATGGACTGTCTGATCGTTTTGTAATGTTGTTTGATGAAGTTCATTCTTCTAACATGTCGAAGCTCGGACCTGATGGTAAAGCAATATTCAGAAAGGATGGTAAAGTAATGAAACCTGAAACATATAGGCAGCCTAAACTTATGCCAATACTTGAGAGAGACTTTAGCCTTTATAAAAACAATGAAATAATGAAGGAGATAGCAGAGAACGAGAAGTATAAAACTATATCCAAGATAGAAGGCAAAATAAAGCATAAATTAAACTGGTTTGACAAGATAGTTTACTGGCTCAGTAATAAGCTCGATAAGAGACTTAAATCTAAAATAGAGGTAAAGTATCCACAAACTATTTATGGGCCTATTACGGTCAAAGTATATGGCAAAGAATACCACATACAGAACACGTAGTAAATACGGAAATAAGAAAATAGAAATTGATGGCAAGAAATTCGATTCAAAACTAGAATTATATTGCTACAATATGTTAAAACAATTGAAGATACCATTTGAATTTCAACAGAAAGAAGTATTGATGGAGTCATTTAGATACAACGGAAAAGCAGTCAGACAAATTACATTGACAGTAGATTTTGTAGCAGAATACAAAGGAATTAAATACTACATAGACACAAAAGGATTTGCAACAGACGTATCAAAAATGAAATACAAAATGCTTAAACAATCATTGAAAGACGATATGTATACAGATGTTGTTTGGTTGAAGAACCAAAAAGAAGTACAAAGTTTTATTAACAAATTAATTAATTAAAATGGCAACAATTAACAGAGTAACATTATTAGGAAATGTAGGATCAGCAGAGACTAAAGAGTTTGGAGAAGGAAGAAAACTAGTTCAAGTTTCTTTAGCAACAAGCGATGGATACAAAAAAGATGGAGAATGGGTAAACAAAACAGAGTGGCATAAGCTCGTGTTTGCAATTCCAGCTCTAGCAGAAAGAGCTACAGCTATTCAAAAAGGAGATTCTATATATGTAGAGGGAAGCATAAGCACTAACTCTTGGACTACTAAAGATGGTGAAAAGAAAGAATATAAAGAGATTTCTTATACTATGTTTAAGAAGATGGCTAATGCTAAAACTGCATCAGAAAAAGAATACAATCAACCTAAAACAACTGTAACTGAAAAGGCTACAGCTGATGATGATTTACCATTCTAATTATGGATCAGTACGAATTAGATATAACGTCAGAAGACATAGGTGACATTATTGAAATGATAAGGGTTCAGCATCTTAAATTGCATGCTGAGCCTTTCGCTAAAAAAATAGGTGTCAAAGAATCACTGCTGTTAACCGTTGAAGAGGGCAAAGGCCCTCACGGTTTTCTAGTATTAAAAAAGATTAATGACGCTTACAAAAACGTGAATGTAACCATAAAAGTAGAGGTGAAATAATCACCCCTGCTTATTATATGGCTTCTTATATTTTTTAGATGTTTTAATCTTAGAAGATTTAGACTTGGCATGAACGCCAGGTCTTTTTCTTTTAGGCTTACTTATCTTGCTTTCAGCTATTCGCATGATTTCTTACCAAAGAAAAATTTAGTTTTCCTTCCTCTATTCTTTGAGGCTTTCTCTTTTTTAGTTTTTGTCTTAGATACATGAGACTCATCCATACCATCACCGTTACCATATGTACCTTTCTTTCTATTTATAGCGTTCAATAAAGACCTGTAACGCCTTCTCTCTGGGGTTTTATGGTACTCAGTGTCATAGGCTTTTTTCTTGTCTCTAGCAGCCTTATTTGATTGGTAATATTTAGCCGATTTACTTGCCATTTCTTTTTCTCCAGCTTACATAGCCGTTATCCTTCTTTCCCTTTGGTTTTCTTTTGAAGTTTCTAGTGAACCTTCTAACCAAAGCTTTACCGATTGCTCTTAAGAATTTATTCTCTGCTTTAACGTCAGCCTTTATTTCACCGTTCTCTTCTGTTACAGTGACATCTAGCTTTTGTCCGTCATAGATGAATTCCTTCTTGTTCTCATCTTTGTGTAGCTCGACATCAACCTTTGGGGTGTCAACAACTACATCTAACTTCTTGCCTTTTTTCTTGGCACTAATTTTTACTTTTTTTGTTTTTACGTCTACTTCAAAATCTTCGACTTTCTTTTTCTTCTTTGCCATAATTATAAACTTAATAACATATCTATTAACTCTTGCTGAGGAAACATATCAACCTTATCTTTTCTTACATTGGTATGATTCCAAAGACCTTTTTTCATCTGAACCTTATACGGATCATAATAATCAAAAGCATCAGCTCCTTTGGTGTGTATTAACTCAACAAGCCCTTTTCTTGGGTCTATGCCGTCTCTTTTAGAGATATGTAAAATTAATTCTTTTAACGATTCTATTTGCTTGTCCGAATATCTATGCCAAAACTTATTACCTCTGAATGGTTTGCTTAGCTCTACAATTTGAGATTCGTGAGCTGTAACTCCAGCCCAAGTCTTGCCATTTTTAATACTTCCGAAGTTACACACCTCAATTCCTACTGATTTCTTATGAGTATCTCTATTACAAGCTCCTAGATGCCATGCAAAACATCCATCAGGAAACGCCTGAACAACCTCCCCATCAAATTTATCGTTATTTCCTTTAACTGATTGCCCACCTAACACAAATTCGGTGGCTATCCTGCCTGCTTTATCCTTAGCCCATATATTTATCGTCTGATATGGATCCTGCCATCCAGCAGTATGATGTAAGAACAACCACTCTTTTTTAGTGTTTTTAGCGAAATATTCTCCATCTGGAAGATAGTGCTTGTAGATTTTTAATCCTTCACTATCATTGTTTATTTCCTCTATATCTGTAGACAACATGCCGAGCTTACGCATGGTATTAGGCCCGACAATGCCGTCAACAGTTAATTTTTTATCTTGTTGAAATTTTTTTACAGCCTTTTCTGTTTGAGGACCAAAGATGCCATCAGCAGGAATACCAAGCATAAATTGAAGAATCTTTACTTCTTCTCCTTTACTTCCCTTCCTTAGTAGCATCCTCTTCTAGTTTAGACAAATCTTCTACAGTCATCTGAGACATGGTAGCCATAACTCCACCTGTAGCAATCATATACCCTGCAGCTGTAACAACAGCAGCTGGTAAAGTTACTGGAGCAGTCATAATAGCCCCACCTATTGCGCCTAAAACTATTCCTACTTTCTGTACTTTTTTCCAGAATTTAGGGGTTTTTGCGCTCCATCTTTTCTTTAACATATTTTTCTTTTTTTGGTAATACAGCATATAAAGATTGATTTCCTGCAAAGGAAGATGCTGGTTTATTAAATTCATAAGTATTATCGTAACACTTATATAATTCAGATTCTACTTTAGACAACCTTTCATTGGTCCACATAAGCCATATAGCTAGGAATCCGCTGATCCCATATTGTTTTCCTATTCTTAACAACCAATTAGTGTCTTTCATTTTTCAAAAATACGTATTTTTTCGTAATAATTTTATAGAGGAAATTTAAAACTATCTACTTGTTTAATATAAATATCTTTTTTATTAGCTTGTTTTCTTTTATAATTTATTTGTAAGATTCGCCCTCCTGTTGGTTTTATGGGTGCTCCCCGTTCTACGTGCCAACCTTTAGAGCCTTTGCCGTATTCCTCTTTATATGTTCCTGTCAGCATTAAATGAAGCTGCTTTTGAACGTGTCTATATGAAGTACCGCCTAATAAAACAACGTCTCTAACGTCATTTCTAGCAGCGTTTTCGTGTATGTGCCCCATAGTAAAAACGTCAAAGTCTTCGTACATTTCTAAAGCCCTAGTTAAATTTAACGCTCCTTTTGTAACTACACCACCACCGCCTGATCCGTGAAAATACTTGATCTTGCAGTTTCTAGTTTCTGTTTTGCCACAGGGTTTAGTACGCAGTACGCTATTAACTATAACCCAGCCACCATAACCCCCAGCATAAACTTTTGTGTGGTTTTTTATATTAAGAAGTTTTACAAATCTTTTTAATATATCTGTTTCTTGGTACTTAATTATAGCCGTCTCGTGATTTCCGTAACCTATTACAGTAAGTAAATGTGCATAAGGAGACCACCATTCTACAGCTGTATCTACAATAGAATCTAAGTATTTTGAATTATTATGTTCTGGTCGTATTGCTGATTTACTTCTTCTTTTATCTCCTCTGCCTTGCATTAAACAAAACATGTCCCCATTAATCATTATTGGAATGCTTTCTTTTACGCAGTAGTCTAAATCTTTTTTTAGTAGTTCCCAATCGCATTTAGGATTGTCCCAATGAATGTCTGATAGCATTGCTACCTTAGTTTTAGTTCCTGTTAGTTTTAATTCATGGATATTTTCAGCATGTTCTATTACGTGCATTTTATTTCTTTTTTATTAAATCCCTGATGTATTCTCCAATTATAGTTGTCATAGATCCTAATAGAAATGCAATTAATTCCTCTAGTCTTCCTGACTCTTCATCAAAAAATACTACACCAATCATGGCTATAATACTGATAGAAGAAACTGTCAATGCTAATAATAACACGGCATAATCTTTTGGTTCCCAATTATCCCAAAACATTACTCTTCGTCTTCTATTTCCTTATTCCTTGAGTCCAATTGAGTAACTAGATTGTATGTTATATACGTTCCGATAAGCATTCCAAAAGCCCTCAAGTATAACTCCTGATGCATTATCATAAGCATAGCTGTAGCATATCCAGACAAGTAATAAATAATCGCTATTATATTGTGGTGTAAATTACTCATTTTTTAAAAATTTTACTATAATGTTTAATACCACAACAAAACTAATTAAGTAAAGTGTGATAAATAAACCCATCAGATGCTTTGTCCATCTTGATGAGCTACCCCAAATAGTTCTAAGCTCCAAAGGTTAATATCCATTGCTTCATCGTTGTTTGTAAAATCTATTTGAAGAAGTAATATATCATTTTCGTATATATCTGATATATCTATATTTCCAGATAATTCAACTTCATGTATTTTATCTACTAAAGTATCATATGTTGTAACTCCTTCAGTAGCTCCTTCAGGAACTAAATCAGCTATATTTGTAATAGGTACTACTGTTGTTAAATCAGTAGAATCTCCGAACAATCTTTTTGTAGGAACTAGTCCTCCTGCAGAATCTGCAATTAATGTTCCTGTTGCTTTTATTTTAGTTACTCTACATGTTAATTGATTTGGAGATCCTGCAGTTATTGGGTTAGTGCTAGGACCTTCCATAGAATAATATAATCTAAAACTAACTGGGAAAGCCGTGCATGTTCCTAAAGGTATATTTACCTGTATAGTTGCAGTATCGTTTACAGTATCTAATTGTGAATCTGATATATAATGAGTATACACTGGCCCTGCGCCTATATCTTGTTGTACATCTGCCAATGCTCCTGCTCCTGCTATTGCTCTACCTGTCCAAATTGGACCACTTAATGCAATATTCTTCTTAAACATAGCTAAACCTATTCCAGCAGGAATACCGTCTCTAGATGTATAGGAAGAACTTTCTAATAATCTTATTCTTTCTATCGCAGGATTAGAAGCTGCAGGAGTAATAATCCTAAACCTCATCCATCTAGCAAAAACAGTATTTATAGTTTTAGCTGCCCAAGTAGTATTTAAATCAATCTCTACTCTTACATGTTCTGCATCAGCAGTTCTCCAAAATAAACTATCTCCATAAGAAAATCCTCTATCTTCTTGAACCGTATGAAAGTTAACTTGTACCCAAGCTGCTCCATCCCATATTTCACATACCATATCTGACAAAGGTGCTCCTGTAGCCGTTACTGACTCTATTCCAAAAAACTTTAATGGAGTGCCTGCTATATCTCTTCTAGATGTGCCTATAAGTATTGTTTCATTTGCTACATTAGTTTGAAATCCAAAAGTACTTCCTGTTCTACTTGTAGCTTCATCAGTAACATCTACAAAAACTGTCCCATCATCAATACTAGGAGTTACTAAAGCATCTGTTGTAAAAACAGTCATTCCTGTTATATATGGAGCTCCTTTTCCTACATACATGTCTGAACCTCTTTCAGAAAAACCTACTGATATTTGATCTGCTCCAAATATATTATAAGAACTTGTAAACTTATCTGTCTGCTCTTGTGTAAAGTTTAATGAAAATTCTGATAAAGCTGCGTTTAATTGATTGTATGAATATACAGGTTGATGATTAGCAGATATTCTGTATACTGTCTCTTGTGCATTACCTAATAAATCTAAAGTAACAGAAAATCCTGAAAGATTTTCAAATCTACCTCCAAGAATTTCTATTCTTTCATATTGACCTGTTCCAGCTACAGCATTTGTAGAGTTAAAAAAGTTTGCTGTAAATACTAAACATGTTGGTATAACTCCTGAAGCCCCACCTTCTGTTCTAACTATATTTAAAACACCATTACCTGCTCCAAAAGGACCGTTATCACCTTTACCACAGTTAAATCCTAAAAACTGAGCTCTACCAGCGACATTAGGAGCTGCTCCTGTAGGATCATCTGTTGTTACAAGTAATACGTCTTGTATATCTCCAAGAGATTGTGGTACATGTATTCCTTCTAATGCAAGAACACCTGCTATGTTTTTAAATACTGTATTTATACCTCCGCCTTCAACTCTAATATTAGCTCCAATAGTTTTACCTCCACCTTGTCTAATAATACCTATACCTGACGAAGTTCCTGTTCCACCATCTCCATAAAAAGATATATCATATATTGAATTCGTTCCACCAGGCTGTATACAATTTATAGCAGCAAAAGCTGTTTGTGGAACATTCATCCCAAATCCTTGTATATAAGAATCTGCGTTTAATGTGATAATATGAGTAGTAGCAGAAACAGATGGAACTCCTAAAACAGTATGTTCCCATCCTCCTACGCCTATCAATGATCTACCTGCTAAAGTTAATCCTTCTTCTTCATATGTACCTGGAGAAACAAATATTACATCTCCAGCCAATGAAGCTGCTATAGCTGCTCCTATTGTTAGAAATGGTTTACCTGAATCATTTCTTAATCCATATGTATCGTTTCCGTTTTTTGCAACGTAAACTGAATTATCTAATTCTGTTAAACTTTTTAATTTTATTTCTGTTGACATATCTTTTTATTTTTATTCTGGTGAGCTCCATTCTGGAGTGCTCATCAATACCAAACAATCTGAGTGAGATAATATGGATGCTGGAGTGACAGTTCCATCAGTGATGAATGATGGCTCATGATCTTGCTCCCATTTGATGACAAACTGACTTGCATCCACTGAATATCTCAAACCACTCTGATCTGTTGGATATACTTGTGTAAAATCTATATTTGATAAATCACTTGAGTTTGTGATTCCATATTTCCAGTCTTGTGGATATTTGTGCATAATTTCTATTTTTTATTTTTATAATACATAAGGTTGATCTCCAGTTTTTGCTTCCTCTGGCAATGTTGATGATGTCCCATCATTGCCTCCACTACCTTGGTCTACAAATGTCCAATTAGCTCCATCCCATGTTGCTGATTCTCCCATTCTATAATAGTTTAAAGGATTTAAGGAGAGTATATCTGTTGGAACTCCATTCCCATAAATTGTGCTAAAATTAGCAGATTGATCTGAATCCCAAAAAGCAACTTCATCAATAAGTCCTAGAGCATATCCGTAAACACTTCTACCTATTAATAAACCTGAATAATTAGTGTAGTTAATTGTTGCACCAACTACTACATCAGAATTAGCTACTCCGTTTGTCATTCTTTTTAAAGTGTTGCCGTCATAAGAAATAACAATATGAGTCCAATTGTTTTGTCCACTACCTGCTCCAAGACCATATGACGTGCCGTTTATTCTTACTCTAAATTGATTAAAATTCCAAAAAATTTCAATTCCTTGATTTCCATAACTTGGATGACCATTTAAGAAAATTGGATCACTTGCAAAAGCTGTCGGTTTTGCCCATACTGACATTGTTAATGTTTGTACTTGTCTTGAAACATCATTTCCTAAATCAACAAAATCATTAATACCATCAAATACAAAACTGCTTTGACTATATGAATTTGCAGTAATTGGTAATCTTGCTGCCTCTGGGAGTGTTGTTGATGTTGCATCATTACCACCAGACCCATTGTCAAAGAATGTCCAGTTTGTACTGAACGAATCACCATCTCCCATCCTCCACCAGCTCAATGGATTGAGACAGCTGATATCTAGAGCTCCAGATGCTGAATATATGCTATTTATATTTGAACTTTCATCACTATCCCAAACAGCTACTTCATCAATTTCTCCTTCAAAAAATCTACCTGCAGCACTAGTCAGAGCTCCTATTGTTGCCTCAGTAGCTGTAAAAGAATTAATACCTGTACTTGTTGCAGTTCCTTGAGCATTTAACACCCCATCAATATATAACTTCATTCCATTCGCTCCAGTTGTGCCATCATATGTCCCCATGACATGATGCCAAAAACCATCATTTGGAACTATGCCAGTACTGGTAATTGTTTTTGCTGACAAATCCGTATGCCAAATTGACCATTGAAAATAATTAAATCCAGTACCTCTCCAAGACAAATTCCAATTTCTTTGACCTCCACTTGTTGTGTCCTCACAAATTATTGTCTGAATGTTTGTTCCTCCACCTCCAGTGTTGGTTGTTGGTATTTTTACCCATGCAGAAATTGTGATTGCAGATGTGATTCCAAGAGATGATGTTCCAGCATATATATAATCAAGACTCCCATCAAACGTCATTGAGTACTCATTGATAAAAGCTACATCAGTCACTCTTGCTCCCACTGGTTGTGTTGTTGATGTTAAATCATAACTTCCAACATTATCAGAAAGAGTCCAGTTTGTATTGAAAACATCATTGTCTCCCATACGATACCAGTGATCTGGAGAAGTTCCTAAAGTTGAAAGGTCAAAAGGCAAACCCCCATTGTATATGTCAGAGACATTTGCACGTTGATCTGAGTTCCACAAAGCAACCTCATCCATTTTTCCAAGAAATGGATTTGTGTATCCATTTGCTTCCTCACCTAAATGAATAGGCCCAGTAGATGTGACAAAAGAAGTTCCAAGTCCATTTGATGTATCATAAACATCAACTCCATTAACAAATGGTCTGATTTTATTTGCAACAGTACCTTGTGATAAATCAAAACAAATAAGAACATGATTCCACACTCCAGGTTGAATTGATCCCACTTGACTTCTGCAATACTTACTTGAAACATCAGCACTGATATCTAAAACTCCATTAGTTCTGAGAAACACTAAAACTTGAGATGCAGCAGCAGTTGTGTTTTTTTGTATGTGAAATAAAACTCTGATAGCATCAAGAGCATCTGGTTTAATCCACATTGACAAACTAAATTGACTTTGACCATCTAACTCACTAAATGTTGAGCTTCCCTCAAAGTAATCTGAGACTCCATCAAATGTCATTGAGTATTCATTACAAAAAGACGTTAATGTTTGAGCAATAGATATACTGTTTCCTGATAGAATTCCAAGATTATTACTGAAATTTATATTTGTAGGCATTAGGTTATATGGATAATAAGCAATTCTGCTCCAGCTGTTGTTGCATCATATGTTATTGCATCCAAAGTATTGTTTACTGCTCCTGCATCAAAATTAACTGTTTCTCCAGGTTTTAAAGCAACTCCACCTACAGTTGCATCGGCAGTCCCTACACTAGCAAAAGAAGCTGAAAAAGATCCTGCAGCAATAGTCCCTGAAGCTGTTGTTCTAAGTATGTTGTGATTTCTTTCAAACTCAGCTATTACTAAATTACCAGAAGAGTTTGTTCTTATAGGTTGGTTGTTTATACCATCATTACCATATACAAGAATACTATCGTTGGCCTCTGATATTTCTACCCCTATTTCTACTCCCATCCACCCTCTAATATCTGCTATCGCCTGATCAGCTCCTGCTACATCGTTAGTCCATCCTGCAGGACTAGTGACTTGTTCTAATGGAATCCTAAGAGAATTGTTTTTATCATTAGACTTGAAGTTTATAGCTATGTAGTAGTTTCCATCTATATCTAGACCTCTACTAACAGATTTTATTGACGTAAAAGAGTAGACATCTAAAACACCATTAACGCTTATGTTTAATTGTCTATCTGTGTTGTTTACTATTATATTATTCATTTTAATTTATTTTAAATTTAAGCAGGAACTAAGAATAAAAATGTAGCACTATATTCGCAACCATTAGCATCAGTTACGGTACAAGTAGGTAGAACAGTAATTCCAGAAGTTCCAGTTATATCAACAGAATCTGTATTTGTTGCTCCTCCAAAAAGAACTCCTGATGCTGCAGCTATATTGTCTTTAAACTCCCAGCTATAAGTATATGGAGCAGCTCCTCCTGAAGCAGTTGCTGTTATTATTTTTGGGTTTATAGGATCTACACTTATTTCAGCGTGCAGCTGACATTGGCATGCCTTTGCAATTATAGCATCTAATGTTTGTTGAAGTGTATAATTACCTTCTGCTAATCCTATACAATTTCCAGCCTCGAAGAAGAAACTTAATCCACTAGTAACTAGGGTTGATGCGTACTCTTCTAATAATGCAAGAACATCGTTTAACGATGCATCACATGGGACCTCTATACTATTGAATGTTCCATCAAATAATGTTATGTCGGATGTCTTATTAGGACAGTTATCCGAGCAAGAACAATTTGAATTACAGTTATTACAGCTCATATTTTAACATTTACAGTTTTCACTAAGTTTATTTATTAAACACTGCTCCTCTTCTTCACAAATAACCTGATCAGGTAGATTATGCAGTGTGTCGAATATCAAATGCTTCTTAAATAAGTCATCCCAACTTGGCCCACATTTTAAGCCAAATATCTCTTGATTTCTTATATCAGCTATTTCTTTAACAAAGATAGCTTTCTTTTTCTTTAATAGATTTGAGTTGCTTGGTGCATAGTAGTTACAACAGTCAAAACATTCAGAACCCACTACATTAAATAAATCAATGTCATCAAGCCTATATAGTTCATATGGACCAAAAGGACAACTATTCGTTGATGACAACTCAGCATAAATAATTCCAGTTCCATCATCCTTCTCACTTAATACCCATGATGTGCCTGTGTAATACAAATAAAAAGTATAAATACTAACAGTGATTAAATAATATTGATAACCATTTAAAGCAATTGAATTACCATACTCATCAGTAACTACATTGGATACAACATTAGGGTAATAAACATCGTTAATTGTTATATTTACTACTACTGATTCATCACAACAACCACAATCAATTGCTACTGATTGCATATCAAAACCTGTAACACCTAAATCATCAAAAGAAAATCTAGTATCTATCCCACCAAAAGTTGCAATGTAAGTACCATAAGGACATTCATTGTCATTAAATAAAAACCCTACAGGTGAAAAAACACCAGGACTAATTTCTTCCTCAAGTATCCATGCAGGAGTACCCAAAGGAGCGTTTGAGCCTGAAACAGATATAGATTCAGGTGTCCAATATATTTTATAATTTATAACAGGACCACTCCAATCACTAGAAAATGTATATGATTTTTTACTATTGACATATTCTCCTTGCCAAGAAAAGTAAGTATTAAATACTCCCAAATTATTAAAAGCGACAGCATTACAATCTAAGTCCCAGCAATTATTCTCAGGGCAATCTTCAGGGCCCACTCCGTATAAAACACCAAGCAAGATAGTTAAACTTAAACCTTCGTCGAAGTATGTCATTTCCCATCTCTCTAATTCATAGTTGTAGGAAATGGTTAGTTCATATCCAGCAGGAATAACTCCATTAAATGCTGTAGAATTTGTTACAACATAGAAGTAATTGCTCTCTCCTTGAAAAATATCTGCCTTAACAGTCTCTACAAGTGTTCCTTCAGAATTATATATATTCAATGTCACCCCACAAAGACAATCTTTTGAAGGAGCACATTGATTAGGTTTTGGGCAATTACAACTCATTAGTTACAGCAGCATAAGGTTTTTAAAATATCCATGTGTTTTTCTGCTGTTGTCCAATCATGAGCACATGCAGCAAAATGAAGCCCATCCATAACGACTCTCATTTTCATTGCTTTTAAGAACTCACTGTTTTCGCATATATTACTACATGGATTTACTTCTATTCCACAGAACGCCTCAGCAACAGCTTTTCTATAGCAATCATCTATAGCTATACATAAAACAACAACTCTTTGAGATGTGCAATATCTAGTGTCACTACAAGTTGATGTCTTGGTATATTCTTCCCAATAATCACTATCAACATCTAGTAAAGGATCAACTCCTGTAGACGTAGCTTTAGCAATATATGTTTTACCATCTCTAAGTACTATTGGTTTTAGGAACGCAGTGTATTCAACATCTGCTCTCCAATTTGGATACGTACACAATTCAGCTGCCCATATACCATCTTCATCTGTATCAGTAAAGTTATAGGTAAATAAGTTTGTAGATGTAGCTTGTGGAAGTATAATTTTATAAGTTTCCCCTTCTTTATCTAGTGGAAAATCTGTAGGATTATTGGTTCTAACATCTTCTGTTATTAGGTAGAAAAGAGAACCATCTCCTCTTGTTATAGTTATAGTCCTGCTAGTAAAGTCGCTTGGTCCATGACCAGGAAGTGTAGCATCATCATCTCCGTAGTTAGATGTGTCTCTAAATGTGATTTTCGAACAATCGCATGAAACTTCTAATGAGCTGCACTTATTTTCTAGTAGGGATGCTTTAAATTTACTCATTTTGATATATATGTTACAAATTTAACTTTTTATTCCTTATCTTTTTTATCGTTATTACAGGCCACCAGCAATTCCTTTTCTTGCTTTCCTTTGAAAAAGCCTAGGAACTCCACCAATGGAAGATTTTTTCCCTTTGATAAATTTTGTAGGTTTACTAGCAACTCTTTCCTCGTAAACATTTTTATCACTTGCTGGTATTGGAATTATAGTACCATTTCTGTTATATCTTATTATTGGGCTATAATCATTACTTAAAATAATTCTTCTAAAAAGATCCTTTCTTATATTATATGGTCCCTCCTCTAAAGCTATTCTTACTAAATCATCTGCTTTCACTTCATCTATTCCATTTCTTACTGAAAATGCTCTCCACTCACCAATAAAATCTCTAGTATCTGATAAGAATTCTGTAGCTCTTTCTCCAAAACTTTCTAATTGTTTGTCGTATTTATCTTGATATTTATCGAACTCAGATTGACTTATTTCTCCTTCTTCTAGTTCTTTTTTCTGTGCTTCATAGTCTTTTTTAGCTCTTTTTACATCTGTACTCAATTTACTCTCACGATCTAAAACGTCATTGAACAAATCATATTTAATTTTGGATAATACAGCTTTCTCATACTCTACGTCTCTTCTTTTCATACCCACAAGTATGTTTGCCATTTCCCATAATCCTTCTTCACTTCCCTTTTCGAATCCATTATAAGCTCTTCTAATTTGTCCAACGATTGTCGATGAAGCTATGTTGTTGTCTAACATGTATTGAAACTTCTCAAGTGTACTCATATTTTTTATCTCTGGATCATATCTTCCGTATTTATTTTGATTCCCGAATAAAGTTTTTAGCGCATTTCCGTAAAATATATCCTCAGAGTAATAAGGCTTGGTTATCTCTAACAACATTTCTTTCATTCCCTCTGACGTACTATCTTGTTCTGAGAATGCCCTCCAATACTTTAAATATAATGATTGTGGATCAAGCCTTCCGATGTCTATATATCTATGTTTTCCAGATGCATCTGAATCCATATGTATTAATGGACTGTATTCTCTATATTCTGGTAAAATGCTTCTTATGAATTTATCATCGTCATCGTCTGTAAATCCTCCAAGCATAGCTGATACTAGTTTATACACGCCGTAACTAACGAACATACTAGATGAGAATGCTGAAAACTTAACTAATGACTGCATCATCATTTTATTTGCCTCTTTTGAGTATCCTTTTTTTCTAGCATCCATAGAATCTTGTAATAACTTAACAGAGTCTTTTAATACATTAAATCCATTCACTTTAGACTGATAATCAAACTGAACGAAAGGACCTAATAGTGGGAATCTAGAAATCATTTTAATAAACATTGGGGATCTGTCATAGCTAGGCATTTGTTCTTTAACCACCATAGAAGCCATCTTTCTCATCTCAGTTTCTATCTCTTCGCTAGACTTGCCCTCTTTTCTCATTATCTCTCCATAGCTCTCATATCTTTTAGCTTTCTCTTGCATATAAACAATAGCCTTATACATAGAGTCAGAGAACTGATAAATATCTGCTGCATTGTCAAAAGATGTTTTATATGCGCCCTTGGTTAGATTTCCTATTTTGTTTAATATGTTTTGGCTTTCGGTTTTTGTTATTTCTCCCTCTAAAGAAGCTCCAAGTAAGTCTCTTATTATCTCAGAGTTTATACCATCTCCAATAGCCCCATATTCCATAAGCTCCTCAAGAAGAACTTGTGCTTTATCTTGTGTGCTTAACTGGTCATAACTCTCTTCTCCATAAAATTGTTTTTGATCGCTAGTTAACTCAGATATTCCTTTTTTAAATTTACCTCTACCGCCTTTAATGGTAAAAGACAAGCCTTTTACTATCTGTGGTATTGTGTTTAAGAATACAGCTTGAGCTTCATATACAGCACCTTTATCTTTTAGCTTCTGAGCCTTTTGTAGGGCCCTTATAGCAGTTGACATATCTGAAAGAGCGCCTCCAAATGGGTTATTGCCAGTCATATATGTCTGCATAACACCTGAAGCAAAGTTTGCTGCATTCGATGTTGGAGAGAAAATGGTTGCCATCGCCTTAGTAATACCTGATGGTATTGTGTACATTTTTGCGTATTTATTATCTCCTATCCTTTTATTAGTTAAAAAGGCATGCATTTCTGGAGAAACATAGTATCCATTCAATAAGCTTCCTGGTTTGTTTATTTTAGTGTTTAAGTCTCCCTTTTTAAACTTACTTGCTAAGTACCCTGAATCTATTAAAGACTGCTCAAAGTTTCTTTTAAATAGTAAGTCAGATTGCTTATTTACAGTATTCATGAAATTAACAGCAGGGTCTTGTATCTCGCCTAAAAACAGTCTGTCTATTTCATCTAATTTCGTTTTCTCACTTAAAGCTTTAATAGCAGATAAAGACTCTAGATTAGTAGTTTCTATGTCTTGACCAGTTCTTCTTTTTTCTATCTCTCGCTCTCTTTCTGCATTTAACATGTCTATCATCTGTTGGTCATCCATAGAGAATTCACCCACATTTGATATATCTAATCCCATTCCAAGGTTATCTATTTTATGTTTTTTGTTTTTAAGATCACTCAATTTATCAAAGCCTCTAAAATTAATCTTAGATGACTCTCTTGTTTTAGGATTATATCTTTTAGTTTGAGCTAAATCAGCTTTAAAATCATTCATGCTGTCGTACTCCCTAGTGATGTTTTCACCAAATCCGTTTGTGTATCTTACAGTTACTTTTCCGTTTTCGTTTATTGTGTATGTAACTTCTTTTGCTGCTTGACTGTCTGCTGGCCTATATGCATCTAGTATTCGTTCTTTATCATTCTCACTAAATTGATCCATCCATTTACCTTGATAATTCTCGTTGTAGTAAGCATAACTTGTGTTTAGATAAAGATCCATGTTTCCAGTTATAGTTGCTTCAATGCCATCGCTTAGCGTTCTAGACGCTATAAGATCTTTTGATAAGGAGTCTACTGTCTCTCTCATTTTCTCTATGCTCGGAGATAATAAATCCTTAGCTAATTGATCTTCGGATAGCCATTCTTCTCTATAATCAGGGTCTTTTAAAGCTCTATCCACTTGCCTTAGGACCATTATCTTATCAATATTTTCTTTTATTCCTTTTGACTTATAGTACTCTTCTAAGTTTTTATTTAGCTCATTAATTGTTTTTTTACCTCTGTTTTGGAATGTTCTTATCTTTCCTTTAACAAAGTCATTCATCTGAGAAATTGACTTGCTTATACCTCTATTTACATGTAGTATCTGTCTTACTTTTGAGGCAAATTTAGTCTGTGAGTCAAATGCAGCTTTATTAACCTTTATTTCGCCCTCTCTTATTCTAACTTTTTGATTCTCAGATTGCAATATTTTATCAAGAGATTCTGGATTTATAGAAGATATACTAGAGCCTCTATACAGGTCTTTTGCCACCTTATTTATATATGACTCAAGAGTATCTTTTTCTGCTCTTATTTTAGCAGTAGGTCTACCACCTCTAAAGATACTTGCTATAAAGTTCCATACATCTTTTAAAAAGCTTACCACAGTAGCTTTGCTTTCGCTTTGAGCTATTTTTTCTCCTCTGTCTGCTATCATTTTAGATAAAGCCTCAAATGCAATGTCATCTGGCTTACCTTTTAAGTAGTCATAATTTGGATCTTCCTCAACTTCTCTGATATACTCTTGCCCTTCTTTTCTAACCAAATTTAAACCCATGTCATATAGGTTTCTGTTCTTGTTCTTCATTACAGCTAAGTATACGTGTGCATACTCCTCAAACGCTGTATTTACATTTGCTTTATTTGGATTTAAGAACACTTCGCCATCTTTAATAAGTGCAGCAGGCAATGACTCTATATCTCCAGTCATTCCTTCTTCTCTAGCTGCAGCTATAAATGCTGTCTCATCAGTATGAATGTCTATGTTTTTAAACGCTTTCCCAAGTTTGTTAAGAATCTCAGATGTAAAGCTAGAGGAATCACCTCTTCTTCTTGATGCTAAGAATTTCTTTTTTCTTCCTTTTTTGTTTACTTTTTTAGGTGGTTTTTCTGCAGTTTCAAATGATTCTATATCAATCATTTCTTGACCTTCCTCCGAGTTTAAAATTTCATCTATATTCTCTTCTTCTTTATTAGCTTCTTTAAACTCTTTCTTTGTCTCCTCTACTTGCTGCTCAATTCCATTTTGCATGTTATATTGCATTTGAGCCATATTCTGCATTTCTGGAGAAGATTTCTTAGTTGTTCCATCATTTTCAACAAACTCCCACTCTCCTGTTCTTCTGTTCTTAGCCATTCTAACAGGTGGTACGTTTGGATTACTTGGATCACGACTAAATCTAACCTCTTGCTTTTGACCTCTAGTATCTTTTTGTTTTGCTTTAGGTTTTTTAGGACCCTCAATCTTTTCATCTAAATATACAGTTGTGCCATTAGATGTTTCAACAAACCTTCTTCCATTTATACTTTCTTTTATGGGTAATGTTTCCTGTTTGCCCATTCTCTTGCCTCGTGTTACATCTGTAGCACTTACAAGAACATCTGCAGCCACTGTAGCTGTATTGTCTTCGGTATTTTCCTCTACTACATTATACTCCACATCTCTACCTCTTTTGTTTACAGCTTTTACTTTTGTTGGTCCTGTCTTAGTTGGCTTAACTTTTTTCTTTGGAGTTGGTTTAGCCTCTACCTTAGGAGCTGCTTCTGTCTTCTGCATTTCAGGAACCTTTATTCCTAGTTGTTTAGCAAATGCACGAAACTGTTCTTCTGTGGCTATATTAGAAGAATCTCCTATGATATAACCAGCAGCATCAGACCATTTAAAAGTTTTTGAAACTACTCCACCTACGGCCTCAGTATTGTATTCTTGCTTAAAATAAGGATCAATATGCTTTCTGTATGCGTTACCAAACTTCCTAAATGAGAAATCACCCATAGCCTTTCGTATCATTTCATCTATATATGAAATCTTTAATTTTCCGTCTTTATTAAATACAGAAACTTCTTCGCCATCAATTATGAATTTTTCATCTTTAGGAGTTTCCTCTACCTTTTCCTCAACTTTAGCTTCAACTTTAGGTTGTTTAGCTAATTGTTTTTCATTCTCATTTATTTGAGCTTTTTCTGATTTTATATCATCTCTATATAGCTCTAGATTGCCTTGGTGTTCATCTCTCAAATCTTGAAGTTCAGCATCTAACTCCTCCAGTCTCTCTTGCTTCTTTCTCTTAGATAGTTTTGACTTTCTAACTTCTGTCTTCTCTTTACCAATTCTAGACTTTTCTTCTTTAAAGTTATTTTTCTCTATTTTTATCTCCTCTTCAATACTTTTTATATTGTCTTTTGATGTCTGTATATTATTATTGAGTGTGTCAGTCTGCTTCTGT